GCGGCGGTTGATAACGACTTAGCTCGTGAGCAACATCCCGCTATGCCTATTAGCAAACCTGATAGGCAATCTCGTGTAACTTTTGGAGGTCCTGAAAACCAGGACTAGGAGAAGAAAATGGCTAATTCTAATGGAAGCTTTGGTCTTCGTCCCTTGAGCAAACAGGGCGGAGCCGCTAATTCCACTGGTATGACCCAATACTCCGCGTATGAAATTGCAAACGGCAATACCAATAAGTTGTATCATGGCGAGCCTGTGATACCTCTTGCTACTGGCTACATTGACGCTCCTGGAGCGGCTGCTGGTGGAACTGTTGGTTTGCTTGGTGTATTTCAAGGTTGTGAGTATGTATCGAGTACCACTGGAAAAACTGTTTGGAGTAACTACTGGCCCGGTTCTGGGGCAGATTCCAATCACCCGGTAAAAGCGTATGTCAACGATGATCCAATGCAGCTTTATGTAATTGCAACGGATGCTACGTGGACAAGTAAAGCTACGGCTCGTGCCGCAGTTTTTGCTAATGCTAACTTCTCAACTGCTATCACAGGAACAGACGCTACTGGTGTTTCGTTAGGTCGCCTTGCGATCAGTACGATTGCCACCACAGCTGCTCTGCAAATGCGTATAGTGGGTTGGGTCGATGATCCAGAAAATGCTGATTTTTCGGCAGCTGGTATCGGGGCAATTGTACGGTTGAATAACCACTTCAATAGCAACAACGGTGCTATTGCAGCTGGTACTCCTTCAACCACTGGCGTATAGGAGGATTGAAAAATGGCTATTAGTAGAGCCCAACTAGCGAAAGAGCTAGAACCTGGCCTCAATGCCCTTTTCGGTCTTGAGTATGCCAGATACGACAACGAAGCAGCAGAGATCTATGACACTGAATCTTCAGAGCGTGCCTTTGAAGAAGAGGTGATGCTCTCTGGTTTTGGTTCAGCCCCAGTGAAAGCTGAAGGTTCAGCCGTTTCGTTTGATGATGCCCAAGAAGCGTACACCGCAAGGTATACGCATGAGACTATCGCTCTTGCTTTCTCCATTACGGAAGAAGCAATTGAAGATAATCTCTATGACCGTCTAGCTTCGCGCTATACGAAAGCTTTGGCACGTAGCATGGCCAACACCAAACAGGTGAAGGGTGCAGCTACGTTGAATAATGCTTTTGATAGCACGTTTACTGGCGGTGACGGCAAAGAGCTTTGTGCAACAGATCATCCTCTTGTTAATAATAATGATCTTCGCAACGAGCCCAGCACAGCTGCTGACCTAAACGAAACCAGCCTTGAAAATGCTCTTATCGACATTGCAGCATTTGTTGATGAGCGTGGACTCAAGGTATCGGTTCGTGGCGAAAAGTTGATCGTTCCACCTGCCCTGCAATTTGTTGCAGATCGGTTGCTCGAATCAACACTTCGTCCGGGAACTGCCGACAACGATGTTAACGCTACGCGGAACATGGGTATGCTCCCGCAGGGTTATGTCGTTAACCACTATCTTACGGACACGGATGCTTGGTTTATTAAAACCGATGCTCCTCGCGGTTTCGTTCATTTTGAACGTATGCCCATGTCTACAAAGATGGAAGGCGACTTCGATACAGGCAATGTACGGTTCAAAGCCCGTGAGCGTTATAGTTACGGTTACTCTGATCCACGTTGTGTGTTTGGTTCACCTGGTGCGTAAAGCGTAAGGGGAGAGGGAAACTTCTCCCCACTTTTTTCTGGGATGAATAGCTCTAGCGACTGCCCCAGCAGACTCTTACAAGACGCTAGAACGAAACCTTTGTAAGGAGGAAAGCCAAAATGGCCAACACAACCTTTAATGGTCCAGTTAGATCTGAAAATGGTTTTGAACAGATTTCTGTCAATGCTACAACTGGTGCCGTCACAACTAATCTTGATGTAGATACCAGCGGTAATTTAGTTACTACGGGTTATGTTTCTGCGTATGACAATGTTGTTTCAATAGAAGATGCAACTTATTCGGTTGAATCAACCCAATCCGGTGCGGTTTTTACCCTTAATCGCGCAGCAGGTATTGTTGTTACGCTACCAACAGCGGCAGCAGGGCTTCACTACACTTTTATTGTAGGCACGACTTTTACGGGTGCAGGTCAAATTAACACAGACAACGCCAGTGATCTTTATTCTGGTTTTGCACAAATATTTGACCCAGCAACGGCTGGAGACACCAACACTTTCATACCTGATGCAAGTGATGACGACACCATTGATCTTGGTACGGCGGCACAGGGCTGGCTTGTAGGCGGAATTATCCGGTTAAAGGCGACTACGGCTGCTGTATGGCATTGCGAAGCTTTCCTCCATGGTGACGGCACTTTAGCTACACCGTTTGAATAATTAATGTTGGGGGGATTATTCCCCCCAACCTTTTAAAGGAGGATTAAATGGCGGATGCTGTAACTGCTACTACAGTAGAAGATGGTCCTAAAAAAGCTGTTTTTTATTGTACAAATACAAGTGATGGAACTGGCGAGTCTGCTGTTACCAAAGTAGACGTGTCGGCACTTTCGTCTTTGCAGGACGGAACAGCCTGTACTGGAGTTCGGATTCAAAAAATTGTGTTTACTAATGTTGGTATGGGCGTCAAAATTCTCTGGAATGCTTCTACCAATGTTATTGCGGCTCAACTTCCCGCAGATTATTCAGATACTCTGGAATACTCTGATATTAGTGGTCTTCCAAATGTTGCGGCTTCAGGCGGCAATACGGGTGACATAAAGTTTACAACCGTGGGGCATAGCAGTGGAGATACTTATTCTATAGTTCTTTATTGTCTGAAGCAGTATTAATCATGGCCGATGATCTTCAACGAAAGAACGAACTTGATTTAGTAAAAATTCAAGGGGAAATACAGCTTCTTTCTGAGCGGATTGACGTTATAAAGAATAATGACCTACATCATGTGCAAAAATCCTTAGATTTTATAACTAAGATTTTGTGGGGTGTGGGTATATTAGTAATAGGACAGGTGGCTATCGCTATAAGATTGTCCCTTTCTGGATAGGAATAAAAAATGGCAACTTCTGGATCGGTTGATTTTAATCTTAACATGGCCGAAATAACAGAGGAGGCCTTTGAAAGGTGTGGCCTCGAACTTAGAACGGGTTACGATTCTAAGATGGCCCGGAGATCGTTAAATCTTTTATTTGCTGAATGGGCAAATAGAGGTCTTAATTTGTGGACAGTGGAGCAAGTTACACAAACTGTCGCTCAACTTTCATCAACCTCTGCTGTTACGTCATACCCTTTAGGTGTTATAACCGCTACTGTAGGCGCTTCTACCAACCTTAGTGTTGGCGAAACTATTACAGGTGGAACCAGCGGCGTAACCGCCTCTGTTATTACCAAGCCAAGCTCTACCACCATAACGGTGACGATTCCATCAGGGACTTTTACTTCTGGCGAAACCATCACAGGTAGTTCAAGCAGCGCCAGTACTACTATATCCGCAAGCCCTAGTTTAGCCGATACTCAGGCGTCAGGAGACGTTTTAGAAGCGGTTATTCGCCGCGATAGCGAAGACGTAGCTATTACTCGAATAAGCAGACAAGATTATTTAAGTATCCCGAAAAAGACTACTCAAGGTAGACCAACTCAATTTTATGTAGATCGACAGATAACACCTGTTCTTAACATTTGGCCAGCCCCAGAAAACTCTACGGATCAAATTATATACTACAGAGTTAAAAAAATTGAAGATGCGGATGCTGCTGTTGATAACGCGGATGTTCCGTTTCGGTTTTTGCCTTGCCTTATTGCTGGTCTGGCTTATTACATTTCTTTAAAACGATCCCCCGAAAGAGTCCAACTTCTTAAATCAGTGTACGAAGAAGAGTTTGAAAGAGCAGCTACTGAAGATATAGATCACGGTGTTCCTTTAAGACTTGTTCCTACATATCAATCTTTGAGGGTTTGACATGCCTAGATATGCAAGCGGAAAATATGCACTTGGTGTTTCCGATAGATCTGGGAGAGCTTATCGTTTAACAGACATGATTTTAGAATGGAATGGTTTATTAGTAGGCAGAGATGAGTTTGAATCTAAACAACCCCAATTAGATCCCCGCCACCATAGGGTAGATCCGCAAGCCCTAAGAATAAGCCGACCAGCAAGAACAGAACCACCTGTTACAGTTCTTTTAAAATTAAACCCCCTTAGTTCAGGAGCGTCTGGTTCTTCGGTTATTACAGTTACAGAACCTGGACATGGTAGAAGCACTGGCGATACAGTGCGGTTTAGAACTGTAAGTCCTTTTGATGGATTTTCTTCATCAACAATTCAAGACGGGGATGGTTACTCTATAACAAAAGTTACTGACGATACGTATACTTTTACAGTAAGCGGAGAAACAGCAACAACAGGAAGTATAAAAGGTGGTGGCGGTCAAGTCTCTGCTGGTCCTGTAACGGTGAGTGCATAAAATGGCCTTTACGTTTACAACTTTAAAAACAGCGATACAAGAC